GTTCTGCTCCCGATTGATGTTGTTACTTAGGCTGCTGACGAAACACCAAAGTTAATGTCATCGTCATCGAAGGAAGCGTCTTCTGCATTGTAGCCGCCGGGAACAACATCAAAGTCATCGGCATCATTCTTGCCACCATAGGCCACAAGATTTACTACCTGTACAGCTTGAAGATCTGTACCGATTCCTTTTTTACCTGCATATTCCCATTCATAGGTTTTAAACAGGACGTTAACATCGGAACCATTACCAATAAGAGTACCGTGCATATCACGCTTCTGGGCATCCTTCAGTGCTGGTGCAGAATTAACACCACCATCTTTACGATTTACCTTACGCTTGATATGTACAAAGTTACCACGGTCATCACCCTTGGATTTAATTATAAGACCTAGCTTCTTAGCCTTCTCAACTTCACCTTCGTCCAAGGCAAGGTCAATCTGATAGGATGGTTCAAAGGTAGTGTTAGGTGTTGAGATAGATGCCCAATAAGCTTTTCCTGATAATACTGGCATAATAAATGCTCCTTTCTTTCTATGTGGTCTTAGCCACTGTTGTATGATTTGTGAATTATGACATAGGTAATTACATATGTCAACATATATTTAATGAGTTTCTGCCCAATTGTTTCCAATTTTAAATTCACTGTCCAATGGACACAGAACATTCAGTTCTTTTTCTACAAGCTTCATTGCTTTCTGTGTCATTTCACCAAAGCTTTGTGCTTGATCTTTCCGAACTTCAAACTGATACTCATCGTGGATACTAGCGACAAGGCTATAATCAAAGCCCTGTCGTCTAGCCAATATTGTTATTTGCCTTAACCATTCCTTACAGATAATTGCACCTGCACCTTGTAACAAAAGATTAGCGGCGGCGTGTTGTTGTCGTACCTTTAGAAGTCTTCCATCAAGACCACGAATATATCCAGTCTGTGCCGCCCTATCAATCTTATCACGCAATGATTTTAGGGCTGGCATATTAGACATAAACTTAGACATGATATCTTTACCTTCTTTAGCACCACCACCAACAATAGATCCGATCTTGAATGGCCCTGCGCCATAGATCAGAGCATAGATAAAGGTCTTTGCCGCATCCCTAGTAGGAAGACCAGCGGCCTTTTGATTCGCAGTATGAATGTCACCATTCACAACCTCTTCGGTAAACCTTTTATCTCCCATGTAATGTGCGAGACACCGAAGTTCAAGAGAAGATGCATCACATCCTAACAGTGAATACCTACTGTCTGTCGTAGTCCAAACTGCACGGCATTCCTTACCATATGGTGAGTATACCGCAGGGATTTGCGCCATGTTTGGACTGTGATGTGCCATCCTTCCTGAGATTGCTTTAAGGGTCATAACCCTACCATGAACCTTGTTGTCGTCAGCTACAACGTTAATCCATGATTTGATTTGTGATACCCTTTTTTGCAATAGCAGATATTGTGAAATCTTCTGAGCCTCTGGAATGTCTACACCATTCAGTGTACCTTCATCCACAATTGGATGTCCAGTAGGTGTGAAGCTTGTAGGCTTCCAGCCTTTTGCTATCAGACGCTTTGCAATCTGTTGGCGAGAAGCTGGATTAAAAATCTCCACATGGTCTTTCAATCTATTACCTGTCTTTTCAGAATACCTTTCAGTAATGATAGGTGGGAAGATTGATTGCATCTCAGATTCAATATCTGCCGCTTCTTCCGAAAGCCTCGCCATTAGACACGAAGCTTCTGGAACATTTAGTGTGAAGCCGTTGCGTTCCTGCTGATCAACGATAGCCCTGATGGTGTGTTCAAGTTCGATACTCTTTGTCGAATACTTCTGGATCATAGGCATCAAGTGATTGTACAGTTTCACTGTAAGCTTCACGTCATTCACACAGTATTCAAGCATCTGCTGATTGAAGTGTGTGAAATCTGAATAGTCTGTCTTTGGAAACCCAAGGCGTTTACCCCAAGCATCAAGAGAATGTCCATCTTCCATTGCTGGATCAACAAGCTGAGACAGGATCAGTGTATCCCGAACCTGTTTCAGTTTGATGTTACTTCCTGTCAGACGATTCAATGTAGGTGCATCGAAGGACACACCATTATGCATGATAAAAATATCATATCGTTCTGACCATTCAGGAAACTTCTTGATCGTGTCACCATGAAAAGCAAACACCTGATTGGTATCCAAATCTTGGGCAGCAATACAGTGGATGACTGTTGCGTTCAGATCATCTGTTTCTATATCTACTGCCGCACGTTTATTCATAGTCTTATTAACTCCGCTTTATCTACAGGAATATGAAAGAAGTGTTCACCTTTCTTGATGTATCTTCCTTTTGCTTCCCTTACATCTGACTGTTCAACAATGTAATCTTTAATGCGCCAAGCATATTGAAGATCACCACGAAGAATATAGAAGTTAAAGAATGGACGAGTATCCAACTGACGAACCTTATTGATAAGCTTGTGCTTACGATAAGGAATACGAATCTCTTTCCAATCTTTATTCCAATCTCCTTTCCAAGAGAACTTTATCTCTACTTCATTAAAGTAGATATTATCCGCTTTTTCGCTTTTGATGTCAACAGAAAAGTTTTCCTTGGCATCAAGTATTTTGTGTCCATTACGAGTAAGATAACCGATAATCTTTTTCTTAGCTGGATTATCAGCCATCTCATATCTCTGCCGTGAGAATGGAATGTTCACGGCTCCTTGTATTGGTTGTAACATTATAGAAAATCTCCTGTGTCTGTTGGTTCATTACCTGTTTCAAATGGGTTCTCAATCTCAGACAACCTACCACTTTCTTTATCGTAAAGCAAGTAACAAGCTATGCCTGTATCCCCTGCGTAACGGTTCTTCAGGACTCGTACAGCCGTTGTATTAGCTTCGATGGGGTCATCAGCCTGTTGGTTCCTTTCAAGGGCTATAACAGCGTCTGAAAGCTGGGCAATGCTATGTGATCCACGAAGCTGGCTAAGTGAGATAGCACCGCCTTGTTCCTGTCCTTTGTCACCAGACATACGGCGTAGGTGGGACACAAGAAGAAGACCACATTGAGTTTCCTCAACCAAACTGCGAAGCTTGGTCATCAGCATATCAATGTTCCGGCGTTCATCCCCATCGTCCAGACCAGACACAAGGATAGACAGGTGATCAATCACTACAAACTTACAGTCCATAGCCTTGACCATGTACCGAACCTTGGCAAGGATCTCATCTGTTGTGATAGAACCGAAGTGATTGAAAGCAATGATCCGTGGATTACGGATTGTGTCTTCAATGTATGGTTCCATTTCTTCACGGCTCATATTACTGCGAACCTCTTTGATGAACAGCCTTTTGTTTGCAGGGATGGACATCAGATGCCGCATGGTCTGCTTGTAGTTTTCTTCCAAGTGAATCAGACCAATGTTTGATTCGGTGTTCTTCAGCATATGATATTCAAGTTCATACATCATGCTGGTCTTACCTGCACCAGTACCTGCCGTAATGGTTACAAGTTCACCAGTACGAATGCCGTACAGCTTCTCATTCAATCCATGATAGGGATAAAGAACAGTGTCCTGATCTTCTTCCTCAAACAGTTCGTCAATGTGATCACAAAGACGGATGATACCTGCAGGTGTGTATGGTTTAGCATTCCACCAATCCCTAGAGAATTGTTCACGCTTGTTTGCTTTCAGGTATTCGTTAGCATCCTTGAATGTCATTGACATTACCAAGCATTTGTTTGGTTCAAAGATCTGAGCCACCTGATTCGCAGCTTTCTGTCCATGCTCATCACTGTCAAAGCACAGTACAATCTTATCGAATCCATTCAGGTAATCGTAGTTAGCTTTCACATCACGGACTGCAGACTGTGCGCCGTTCTTGATAGAAACGACAGGCCACTTTGATCCAAGCATTTCATAAGCTGACATGGCATCCAGTTCGCCTTCACAAACTGTCACAAACTTACCACCTGATTTGAATTTTTGTGAACCAAACAGGGATGCATCAGGTAGATTACCTTCTACATAAAAACCTTTCCTGTTTACTTCTCTTACTTTGTTAGCAATAAACTTTTGATTGGCATCAAAGTAAGGATAGATATGTTTTGTAATTTTATTATCAGATGACCATATAGTTTTAACATTATAAAACTTACAGGTATCTTCACTGATTGCACGATCCTGAATCGGGGTGATAGCACCATCAGAAAAATGTGGTTGTACTACGCCACGGATCGGGGCTTGTTGTTGTGGTTGCATACCATCTCCTTTCGTATAGGTTTGACATGAGAAACAATATTTACTGTTGTCATCGTATAACACATTGGCATCAGAAGATCCACACTGTGTGCATTCACCACGACTAACAACCCTTGCTTTATCAGAGGTATTCATCTTTGACTATTAACTCCTCTTCTGTGTACTCACTATAGATACATTTAAGGTTATCGGATTGATCGTAGACAAATAACATATTTCCATCTGTTATTTCTGTCTTAAATCCGACTGCTTTTAGCATCCTTTGTCTATCTTCTAACCATTCGACAACATCATCTGTCTCTTCAAATCTGTATGGATGTTTGTCTTTGGTCTTCAGCATGATTTGTTTCACCGCTTGTCTCCTGATCCTGTAAGTGTACCTTTTACCTGACGTTCAGCCAGCTTGTGAATGTTACTCTTAGCAACTTGCTCCAACGTAGTGTCTAACACTTGAGCCATAGCCGCAACGTACCACAACACATCACCAAGTTCATCACGCAAGTCATTGATTTTATAAGGTAATTCCTCAACATCATACCCATCACGAATAAACTTCTTAACTTTATTTGCAATCTCGCCAGCTTCACCAGCAAGACCAAGGGCAGTGTATGCATAGCCATCTCTTTTAGGGAAGATAGCAGTCTTCATTGCAAGTTTCTGATAATCATTTAGTTCCATGTGTAAGTTCTCCTTCCTTGATCCATTTCTGTGCTAACAACCTAGCGTGTTCTAAAAAATCTGTGACGTGTCTGCCAATGATCTTACCATTCTTTGCAAACAAAATTTCATATGTATGCTTCCACATACTTAGCCTTGTGTTGATGATTGAGATAGTACATTCACGTCCATCATCACCATCATATTCCTCAAGCAACTCATTCGTCATCCAAGTTCTCCTTTTCAAGTACACTAAAAGCAAACGATTCACTTTCAGAAATCATTTCATCTGCTTCCATCTTTGCTAATTTCTTAGCCTCTTTCTGATCATAGCCTTCATCAAGGTACTGATGGTACAGTTCCCGAAACAATCCCTTACGTTCTTTTTCCCACAAATTCTGCATGATAACTCCTTTCCTTAATCCTCGTTGTGAAGAACAATTCCTTTTACTTTTATACCTTCTTCATGTGAATCATTATTGAATGCAGCATCCTTTCCCTGCCACGCTTGTTTGATTGCTATGTATTCTGCATCAGCTTCACTGTTTGCATGAACCGTTTCATACACACGGACAGTCCTGACGTGTTCAACTAATACACGATACTTGTTCATGTCCATGATTCCTCTGATTCATTCTCACACTTAGCAACGAATTCTAGAAACTCATTGATCTCCTCAATACTGATGTCATCCACACATGAACTGGATACCGTTTCTATATACTCACGATCCAAGATATGGATCTCTGAATGGTTGTTGTATGGTGTGATATAGTTGAACTTCGACATTCCTTTTCTCCTAGTTTGTTAAGTTGAATTGAAATTGTAATATGTCCTTTGCATCGGACAGTTCCTGTAGTTCATAGGCTGATACCATTTTGATGCCGCCCATATCTGGATACAGTGCGGTATCTATAACCCTGTTCAGCCACTTACTCACTTCAACGATTGCCATGCGCTGTTCAAAAGATAAATGATTTATATTTACCGCACGTTCAGCCGCATCCTTTTCACGTTCTCTTTTGTGATAGGCTATCTTCTCATCGTTTGTCATGTTCTCATATTTCTTAGCCATGTTTATTCTCCTTTCATCCAGCTAGGTTTTTGTCGGCCTTTATTATAACGAGCAATTTTAGTTTTGGCAACAACATAAAAAGAACGATATGCCATGACAGGCCACTTCTCATCTGTCTTACATTCATCGTGACCACTGAAGCACTGTGGATGTGGTGTCATCTGTCCTTCAGGTATGTAGTGTCTAGCATACAGTAAATGTTGTGGCCTAGCGTTGGGGTTTGTTGTACTAGGGTTGCCAGCCCCATGCCACTTACCATATCTATGATGGTATTCTGCAAGCATAGATGTGTATAGATTGAAAGCGTACACAAAGTTGGCACGGGTTTCCATAGCCCATCGTGTACACGGATGATTCTTATGCGCTGGTTTGTATAGTTCGTGATGCTCTGCATACTCAGGTGCATGATGCCATATAGCAGTGCATAGCATCTGTGCTTCTTCCAAAGGCATCTTGACTATGTGCTTGTCGCATAGCTGTTTGGCTATTGCGTCAGGGTGGTGGTCAATTATGAATCTATTCATCTGCGATCATCCTTATCAAATTCACAACGCACTGTGTAATATGCCATCAACGTTGCGGCAATCTCTGGGAATGTTTCCCAATCAGGTCTTGCCTCTGTTTCAAACATATAGTCAATCTCACTGTCAAGCGCAACCAGTAGGGCGTTGACCTGTTTCTTTGGTAGGTTAAGCGTTATCATTTTTATTCTCCTCTAACAGTTCTGGTGTGATTACACAATCAATCAAGTTCTCATCCAACAAGACACCATCTTGTGCTAATTCACGAGCCGTGTCTTGGTCAGGTGCTTCCACCTCTACTCTGTACGTTAAGTCATACCATACTACCCATGTCTTACTCATCGTCATTCTCCTTTGGATACCAGACCTCTACATCACACCCACAATTAGGGCAATGTAATGCAGTCATCATTGAATAGTTTTCATTCTCATGGTCAATGTCAAAGTCACTGTCCCATATAAGTTTTGTTTCACACTGATAGCAGTTCATTACCACAATCCCCTATACTCGTCTACCTTTGTATGTGCCTCGTTACATTCATCAAACCACACTTCGTATGCAGTGCAACGCCATACATCTTCAAGGTCATCATACCAGAAGTTCAAGTCGTAGGTTTGATAGTCGCAATGTTCACCTGCAAATGTAGGCACATCCATCACCTGTTCCCATACATCATCTTCTCCAGATTCACGAATATCCTTTGCATGATACAGTGAATAGCATAGCAAGTAGCCATGTGCAAACTCTGGTATGTATAATGTTGAATCGTCAGTCATCGTCATTCTCCTTCAAATAGTTGATGTGATATCTTATCCCATTCACTACGCTTCATGCGCCACTTGTCATGCTGAATTGGTGTGCAGATTCGTACCCACTTCCATCCGACAACAGCCCATATCAAACGTGTGCCGCACACAGGCCAGCGTGTGTCATACAGGTCAGCCCTGTACAACTTGGCATCAGCCCACGTTGCTTCTGGTGGTCTTGGTACACTGTGACTAGACATATACTATCTCCTCTGCATCCTGATAGGCTTCCTCTACCAGTTCAGATGATAGAGGATGCTCCATTTCCATTGCGATTTCCAATGCTTCTTCTTTTGAATCAGCATCAATGATGTAGGTGTTGAGCATCACCTTATAGCCCAACACCTCATAAGTTTTCTTTTTAGTCTTTGGCATAAGCTTTTTTCCATTCATCAGTGGAATCGATCAAAGCCGCACCAGTGTCCAGTATGTCATTGATGTATGTGTCACCATACTCCCACCTGTCGTCAGTGTATGGTGATTTGACTGCACACATCCAACGTGCATAGGGATTCTCTTCTTCCTTGTGTGGCAGTTGGTATGTCTTTAACACTTTCCACATGAAATACATTGATCCATTCTCAACATAGAATGTTGCGTATGCATTGTCAGGCGTTCTTGATTTTGCTAATGGATTAGCCACTGGTATTCTCCTTTCAATCACAAGATGTTAGACGTGTGAATGTCAGATCGAATGATCCGTCATCCTGTTTTCTTACACTGTCAAGCCGTGTGTCATATCCCAAAGGTGGATACTGTCTATAGTACCACTGCTTGACTGGTTCGATTTCAGATTCATCTTTTACGTTGTATACGATTACGTTTTGCATGATTGTGTTTATCTTCCTTCGTAGTTATTTTTCCAAAGATTACTATGGATAGTACGATGACTATCCATAGTGCCATAGGTGCAACAGATCGAATGATAGTATCCAATGTTCGATCCTATAGGAAATGTGAGATGCGTGTAACACCAGTACGATTGTTCTCGTACATGAATTTTACACCAGACTTAGCACTTCTCACAATAGACTTCCAGCCTAAACCTGTAGTGTCACCATCAAAGACTGACACGGATACATATGGTGCATCAAAACGTGTGCCAGTTTTCAGCTTGGTGAAACCCAAACCATACTTGTTACCATAATAGTTTTTACGGATGCTCACTTTGATTGTAGATTTAGCCATGTCAATTACTCCTTTTCTGTTGTTGATACTGATGCTTGATCTTCCAGATCCCATAAGAACTTTATGAGATCTGTTGTGCTTGATGGTACATATGCAACGTGATCGGTAGTCTTGATCAGGTTGTCGTTGTCATCGTACTCTTCTATTTGAAATCTTTTTACTTCCATTATGACATCTCCTCAAACCATTCTTGTGCTTGCCTGATACAGGCTTCATGCAGTTCGCTTTCGATGTGTATCTGTGGATGCAACATCTCCCACGCCTGATCGTATAGCTGTTCAAGCAATTGTTCATTGTGAATATTAGACATATCCCATCTCCTCTTTAAACTCATACAGTAAATAGTTCACTTCTTCTTCCATGTCAATGACCCGACTGAAATCATCATCGGATAAATTATCTTTTTGTTTTGGTGTCATCCACATGAATGATTCAGATAACACATCGTAGTCCACGTCACCATTCTCGTAACGTGGCAGATCTCTGAATTCCTGATCCGTATAATGTTTTGTTCTCATCTCTTTAATACCTCTTCAATTATTAACCATGTTGATCCAATGAAACACGCAACACATCCAAACAGGATAAGCCCTGCGAATTCTTTTGTGCTAGTCAGTGCCAATGTACCAACGATCAGGCTGGTACATGACACATAAAGATATGCTAGAAAGTTTGGTATTATGGACATCATTTTTCTCCTAGTAATTATATCCGTTGTGAATTCTGATATGAAAATCGTAGGCATCTGCCCCAATGCCATCGGCACTGGTTAATGGACTAGACCAGTTCTTGATGACCTTGTGACGGATGTCCACGTTGGCGGTAAACTTGTGACCGCAACAGTCATAAGAACATCCGCACCGATAGTGCCGGAAGAAATCATCGATGATTGCATTCACGAAATCATACACATCCTTTTCACTGTATTTGGTTCCGTGCCTTGCCAACACAGTCAGATCAAGTTGGATTGTTTCGCCAGTCTGATCCTGACTGTCTGGATCTTCCAGCCAGTTGGATAGTTCGCAGTATCTGTCAATCCAAAATCCGTCCTCTGGAATAAAGTTACTGCCAAACATATCTTGTATTAGTCGTTTGGCATGAGGATAGATTTCTTCCTCTATGAATTCAGTGACCATACGATGTTTATCTTTTCCCATTTGATTGCTCCTTTGCAGTATGGGTTGCCCAAACAAAACTGTATTTATCCTTCCGCTTTTGATTGCGTTCAATCTTCCACGGCTTTTTGATTTTTGTGCGTTTGATCTTCATGGTCTTACCATCCCTTTCCGAATGATTGTTGATCTTCATCCTGACGTATAGCGTCAAGTTCTTCTTGATGCAATATGTCTGATAGTTCTGCATCCTGATAGTACGATTCCGCATACATCTTTTCGTCCTCTTCCCACTGTTCGATGGTCTGCTTCATCACGCCATGGTCAATGATTTCATTCAACGCATCACGCAATTCTATCAGGCTGAGATATCCTTTACAGGTATTGCCATCGGATATCTCAACAAGTCCTTTTTTACGACTGCTCATACTGCCCATGCCACTGTCAGGCATCTGAGAAATCTTAACGATATTGAAACGTCCTTCACTATCTTGAGGCCAGATTTCAATTGTGTTCGGTCTGGTATATTTAGCCATTGCTTTGCTCCTTTGCTTTTTGGCTGGCATCGTTTGCCATGGAATTCAACATCTCCACAACATATATTTTTGTATAGAGAAGATCAAGTTCCTTTTCATAACGTTCAACACTACTGGCATATGCTTCGCCTTCATACTGTTGTGTTATGAAATCGATCATCTCTTCAGCTTCCCTGACTGGTTCAATGTAATCAGCCACGGACAATGGATGTTCTTTTTCTGCATCAAACATCATCGGTTTCCTCTTCAAAGTAAAAGAATATTCTAGCGTCAGTGCCGCCATCATTTGCAACAAACCATCCAGACTTTTTAATAGTTGAAAAGTCTGAATCCTCTTTTGCTGGACAGGTTGCCATCCATTCCCAAAATTCTTGTCTGGTCATTGATTTTTCCTTTCCTTACTCAACATCGACTACGAAACCTGAAGCATCATGCTTCGCCTTGCCCTTGGCATATAGGGCAACCACCACGCCTTGTGGATCTAGAAACCGCAGATCATCCTTGTCACCATCGATGACAGGCATACCATGAAATACAGGCGGTATCTTGTCTTTGTGCCTGAACACAACAGCCAGATTATGTCCTTGCTTCGCCGCATCCAAACACATCTGAGCATAACGATCATTTGCCTGACTGTACGATAGCGTCAGGTGATAGTTAGCTGGACGTGGTTTATTCATCCGGCTGACGTTCTTTGTGTAGTCGTAAAACTGCACGTCTGAGAATTCGCCAGCCATATCCACATGGCGTTCCCAGTTTACATCTGACGTGCCATTGATCCTGACTACAGGCTGAATACCCTTTTTCTGACAGTATTTTCTAAACTGCCGGATATCGTTATGAAGATCAGCCAGAAACAGATCTGGATGATCACGCCAATAAATGGTTTTACGCATTCTGGCTTGTTGCACCGAATTCATAGCACCACGTCCGGCGGTATTTAAACAGCCAGCTTTACAGCCAGCCATTACAGCCATAGGGCATAGGTTAATACCATCAACGCTATCGGCTGGGGCAAGGTAAAGGATGGCGGTCAAATATTCTGATCCGTCACCTTTGACAGTTTTTGCGTTGTTGCCAACGCCTAGCAGTTTTAGTTTCATGGCAATGATCCTTTCCAATCAATTAGCCGTTGAGTTAAGGCGAATGAATTTACCATTGTGATTGATAAATTTTTCGCCGTCTAATCCACTAACAACATATCCAAAAAGATATTCATATTTGTCAGCGAATTTATCAAGCCGTTCTAATGTATCAAGCTTTTGATAGCAAGCATTAGAAAGCTTTCTTTTTTCTTTTGAACAAACATACATCATGGCATTGATCCTTTCTAATCTTTGCCGTTGTTGTGATGATCAGTTTTACATCGTGATCAGGATGTAGTCCATGCAAGTTAGGCCTTGCTTCGCCTTGTGATGATCAGTTTTACTTCGTGATCAGGAAGTGTCGTCAGTAAACTACGCCTACCAACCTTGGCTGATCATGGTACAAAGCCCCATGAGGATAGGCTATTCGGAAAATGAAAAAATGAATATTTAGAACAGGGAATAATATATATACCCTAAAGGGTATATTATTCCCTGTTCTAATTGTTACCAGATTTTACCAATATTCAGGATCATTCCAGAATGTATCAATCCAATTGGCATAGTCGCTACCGGAATAATCCGATACAGTTTCATCCGGCTGATTGCCATGTATCAGGCTTGCCCAGCCAGCATAGGTTTCTTCGCCGGACATTGGATCGATATGGTAAAATTCCAACGCTATCCAATCCATGCATTGCGCCTCTTCCCATGCCTTGGCAATGCTTTTGCCACGATAGAAAACGTTATCGCAATCTTCCGGATCCTGAACAGATACTTCAAAACCCATATGATCGATTGCGTATTTGATCAATTGATAACCTGAATTTTTCATGTCGTTGTGTTCCTTTCGCAAACATGATTGATTGAATAAATTTTTTCGGCAATTTAAAACCCCTATTTAATTTATTCATACTTCGTATGAATTAAATAGGGGTTTTATTTTTGGTTTTCAAGTTGTTTTTTTGATGATGATTTGCCGGGTGAAAACACAACAAATCGATCATCAAAACGATCATCACGGATCGTCAAAAGCTTGTCAAAGATCTGACGGAATGATGATCTGGTTTTGCCAATTCAATAGATTATTTAAT